GGACCCCGTGACCCGGATGCAGCAGGTGGATTTAAATTTGTGGCTGGCCGGGGACATCCTGCTTGTTGCTTTGCAAAAAAATTGAAAAGACTTTGATTTTAAAATGAAAAAGAAATAGCAGGATTTCCGCTCAAATTTTAATAACAAAAAAGGCGTTTTAGAGGTATTTAAACACTTCTAAAACGCCTTTTTTGTTTCCCGCTTATTGTTTAGTTTTTCGGTTTCCGTGCTGTTCTAAGATTAGGTCTTTGCCCGTTTTGCGCTGCCGAGAAGGCACTCGTTCCAGAAGATCACTTACATCACAGTCGAGAGCTTCGCAAATGCGATCCATGTGCTCGTAACTGATGCGCTCCGCCAGTTCGTTATAGTAGGCGGAAATGGTCGACGGACGGATGCCTGTTTCTCGTGCAAGTCGCGCCTGTGTCCAGCGTCTTTCACCTAACAAGCGGGAGAGATGATTTTTTATCACCTTATCGCCCCTGCGACCATTCTAAAATAATCTTTAGCGGGGCGTCTTCATTTTGGTAGGATATAACGCTTTCCGTTATAATTCATAGTTGCGAACAAGGACTTCTTTGTAGCCGTCCACACTTTGCGCAGACAGCGTATTACGCCGCGAAACAGGCTCAATAATGCAGTCGGCATACAACTCCCGCACCTGTGGGCAATCATTGTAGGACAGCAGGAAGCGGCCCTTGATGTTGTGCAGCGCATCGGCCAGCCGCTTATGGTCGCTTTCTTGAAACCGTGCGCGGTAGTATTTTTCGGTTTCAACATACGGAGGATCACAGTAGAATAAGGCGTTTTCCCTGTCATAAGTCTTAATCAAATGCTCAAAGTCAAGGTTTTCGATTATGACCCGGCGTAGCCTCTCCTGCACCGCAGGAAACGATGCAGAAATGTTGCAGACGCCTTTCGGCGCAGTTGCGAATGTTCGACGGTCTGTTCCAAAGCTGGCCTTAATAAGGTATAGGCTGCGTGCCGCTCGCTGTATGTCAGTCAACCCGCGCACCTGCTCCTGTGCCAGACAGTCAAAGAACACTTCCCGCGCATCTGGGAGCATATCAAGTTCATGCTGCAGGGCGTCCGGGTGGTACTTGATGCAGCGGTAGATGTTGACAAGTTCCGCGTCATAGTCATTGAACACTTCCATGACTTTGCTGCTCGGCTCACGGCCAAACAGTACCCAGCCTGCGCCGCCGAACACCTCAATATAACGTCCAATGTCCGCAGGCATACGCTGCAGAATTTCATTGCGCAGGGCACGCTTGCCGCCGATCCATCCGATAAAACTATTCATGCAAATCATCCTTTCTGGGGCGAAAAGGTGATTTCATGGGGAACTACGACTTTTTTTCATTCTGCGTTCCAAAATAGAACGCAACAACCATTGTTGCGATGGTGAGGAACTTGTCCGGCTCGACACTTCCGTTGAGGGACAGCGCGGCCAGCACTGCGATAATAACCAGCGTGACGATGGTTTTCACCTTCAACAGCGCCGTGAGGGCTTCCAAAAGTTGCTTCATAAAAGACCTCCTTTATGCCCAGTGACTCGTGTAGAGTTTTGCGTCAGTCAGCTTGCGTTCCTTGCAAACCGCCAGCACAGCGTCTGCAACAGCCTGCACCACGCTGCGGATGCAGATGATCTGCAAGTGATTCTCAGCATTAGTGTAGCTGTCTGCCGTCGCGCCGTGTTCCTTGCAGACAGCAACAACTGCGGCGGCATCGCCACTGCTGACAGGGCCAACAGTGATGTTCTGCAAAAGAGACGTGGCAGTTTTTTCGCTGTTGGCAGGGATTTCAGCAGGCTTGTCCGCTGCCGGAGCAGCGCCATAGATGCCTGCCTTGTTGGGGATGGCTGCATAGGCCGAAGGGTCAAGGCCCTTGCTGCTGGCCGTGGCCCGCACCTCAAAATGGCAGTGCGGGTGCGTACCCTCGGCATTACCTGTCTCGCCCATGATGGCAAGCTGCTGGCCACTGATGACGCGATCACCAACATCGACAAGCAAGCGGGAGCAATGACAGAAGTACATGAAATTGACAGCATCGGGGGTCTGGTCGGCATCAAGCTGGACACAAACATAATACCCCCACTCCCACGTTCTGTCGGAATGGTCGGTCACGATACGCGCTCGCGTCACACGGCCTTTGATAGGCTTCTGCGCGCCGTCGGGCATCTCATAGTACGGCATGAGGATAACATCGCTGTCGACGCCCACGATGTCCATGCCGCCGTGCCACGTCTTGCCACCGCCGCGTGTCATGCCGTAGCAGCCATAGCTGTACTTGATCTGCACGCGGCCATCAAAAATGCTTTTTCCCATAGGGTGTACCTCATTTTTGTGTAAAGAAAAGAGCACCCCTTGCAGGGTGCTCGCGGATACATGATTTACAGCAAAGCCGCCGTTTTTTCCCGCCAGACGGCAGGAACTTGTTCCAGCGTCGTGCGGCCCATGCGGATTTGTGTCGCGTAAAATTTAGCCATTGTATACCACCTCCGCCAAATCATAAACGGCTGCCTCAAGGGCATCCAGACGGTCAGAGGCAGTCACAGGCTCAGCCTCGCGCGGCGGCTGATAGTCCCACCACGAATCGAAGTCCGCCGTGACTTCTTCCTCGGTGACTGCGGACGCAACGCGAATCTGGCGCTCCTCGCAGTTCCAGACCGTCTGCTTGTTGCCCTCTTCGTCGGTGATTTTCTCGGACGCAATATCCTTGCGCAGGATAATGTCCGTCGCGCCATTCAGTGCGAACACCTGCACGGCAGCGGGCTTTTTAACATACTGCTCCATGCGCTTGCTCCTTTAACAGTAACTGTTTACTATGCCACGATACAGAACGTTTCGCGGCGCGGATAATTTTATAGACGTTGTACTTCTGGCAAAAGCCCCGGCTGTCGCTGTGCTTGATTTCGCCCCACTGGCTCATAATGCGCTGCGCTCTCCACCACGGCACATACCCCAAAGCGTCCAGATCGCGCTGGGCACGCAGGATTGCCCGCCGCAGTTTGACAAAGTTGCGGCCTCGGATGATGGTATAAGTACGGCGTACCACATAGCCCATCATATCAAGACCCGGCGTGCGCTGATGGCTGCCAGCCTTGCGGCGCTTGTTCTGCTGACGCTCGGCGTCAAAGGATGCAAAGTGGATAATATCCCATGCACTCTTGATTGTCAGCCCCAGCGTCTCCTTTGCCCATCTGGTGGTATCCTTCATTACTTTTGTAAGGTTGGATATGCGTCCATATACGGTAATGTCGTCGGCATAGCAGCAGATGGCAAGGATCATTTTGGACGACTTTCCACGCCGCACCTTGCGATGGGAGAGGATGTACCGCAGCACATAACTCATAACATAATTGAACAGCCAGCAAGGCAGATACCCGCCAATTAGCAGAACGCCGTCCGGGTAGTTTGCCATGACGGCCTCCACAAGCCACAGCAAGGGCTTATTCTTTCCGATGTCGCGGCGCAGAAGATTCATTACGCATTCGACTGTCGTGGAAGGATAAGCCTTTTTGACGTCGCATTTTGCGGCATCGGTCTTGTTATGGAGCATCCTGCGCAGGATGCGTTCATTCTGACGCTTGCCTGCAATTTGGCCTTTTCCGGGCAGGCTTCCATACTGGATCGGCAGCAGCTTCGCGCGGAAGAGCGGGTTGAGCGCTCCCTTTGCAATGTATTCAAAAATCTGCTGCCACGGACTTTCCTCGCAGATGTTGCGAAGTTTTCCATTTTCCCGCAGTTGGAATTGCCGCACAGGCTCAAAGGAAACACTTCGGGCCAGAATATCGGCATGGGCTTGTTCAGCCACGGCATCAATGGCCGTTAGGCTTTTGTTGCAAGTACAATTTCGGATTTCTTCACGCAGCTCAGCCCGCGTGATTTTCCCGGTAGACACTAATAAATTTTGGAATCTTCTCTTTGACCGCTTGCCAGTAAAGCACAGATGCACCTGCTCCTTGATAAAATCAAGGTTTTCGATGTTCACCTCTGCTGGCTTGCAGTACGTTTTCACCAGTAAATCCTCCTTTGATTTGTGTCGTCGGCGGCGTCCGCTTTCACTACTAGCCCCCGCTGGTTTCAAACACAATTTTCCCGATATGGGCGGATTATACGGTGCAGTATATAATGTATGGTGTAATTGACAAATCAGCCACGCCAGCCGAGCCATTCCAATTCCTATTGCCCGTTGTATTGTTAGAATTAGCCGCCGCGAGCGAGGCATTGCCATTGTTATTAAGGTTGCAGCAACGCCACGAGGCCCGCACGCCGGAGGTTGCAAGCCCCACATAAAAGCCTGCCTTAACACCTGTTCCACTGCCTGCCGTAGTAGATACTTTAGCAGGCCACAGAACGCCTTTATCCTTGCTTACAGCGGTATCCTCGATATACCGCCAGCCGTCCTTTTCACTGGCGGCAAAGGTCAGCGTCAAATTCTCCTGCTTTGTGTAGTCTGCCGTGATAGAGCCCGGCGTAACCTTGCTCTGGTCGTGGCAGGTATACAGGTCAAGGGTATAATTGCCGTCAGCATCCTTGCCCCACTGCATGAACTCATCCGCGAGAATCAGATACGAGCCGATTTGAAATTCTGTGCGCTGGATAAGGCCCGGTTCTTTGCCGCTTGTCGGGCTGTATCGACTGCCATCATAGCCCTGCACAGTATCGTTCCAGCCGCTCCAATAGGGCATCGTGGAGATGTAGGTGACGCCCGCTTCGGTGTCAAAGGCGGTGTCCGTCTCGATGTTGACCGCCTTGTAGGCCGTGCCGTCGATGGTGACGTCCGTGATGCTGGCAATGCGTTTGTTTTTCGCCAGC